GAGATCTTGGTCTTCTGTAAGGCGTCGTTTGTGAAACATGACCTTGAGCGTTGTTTTTTTGTCAATTCCAACGTTTTCCATGTATACGGTTTCCACTCCTCCATACTCTACTCTAGCATACACTCTTATTGGAGGTAAGAAGTTTTTTTCTATGGCCTCGCCATAAAGAGGATGGAAGTTGGTGATCTCCATGTCGATTGGAAAGTAAAGAATCTGTTGACCGGTGACTCTTTCAATGATTTCATCATTGACTTGCTTGACCAAGTCTTTCTCTTTCTCTCCCAAGAACATCGGTGGGGGCGGCTGATCTGGTTTTTTCCACTTATTAGACATTTAATTACCCCACGAACACCGGCAGAGGTGCTTTTTCTTGAGCCTTGGTGGCATTGTCGGCCATTGTGCTTTCTTTTTCAAGCAATTTGTCGTATGTCATCTCATCAAGAACAGTTTTTAGTTCCTCTCTGAGGGTATTTTGTTCATCTTTGGCTTGACTAAGCAGATCTGAAGCATTTAAGGAGATATTGTCTCCGGGAATCGGGATTGATCCTCCAAATTTGCCTCGAACTTGACCAAGAGTTTCTTTTGAAAGGGCCAAAGCAAACCTTCGAATCCATTGTTTCCCGATAGCATTGATTGATGTGTATGGAATATTCTCAAATGGCAAATTGTTCATGTTATTTACGCCATTTAAGCCATCTTCGTTATTTCCATCGTCCTCAAATGCAGAAGTTTTAACTGAAAATCTAAACCAGAACTTCTCAGGTGAAATTCCAGAAGGGATAGGGTACAAACGTAGCTTGTTATCTATAATCTCGTAGGAATAGTGGGATGTTCTCGTATAAAGATGGTCTTCATAGCTGATAGCCTGCATCTTGTTATGCCATGCCGGAATAACCTCAAATGAGCTATCATCTGTGTATTGTCCGTAGTTATGCATATTGCCCACGACATTCAATCCGCCATAGTAACCATAGAATCTCCAGACGGCAAACGGTGTTCTGTAGTAAACATTCTTGATTACAATTCTATTATTGCCTACTTTGTTGTAATATGGGTGGCCGCTGTTGTCAGAGTCTACCGCTGCGGTCTCAACTATCTGTTGAAGGTCATAATCTTGCTGATCGCTTACCGTTGAGAAAGAAGCCGAGTAAATTGGCTCGGTTCCACCAACGCCTACCATGGTTGAGTAATTGTCAGCTAGCCGAAGGGCAGATTCAATTCTCATTTTTGGAAACTTAACATTTGCCCCATCATTTGCAGCAGAACCAGAGGCTGGTGTTGAGCCAGAGAACTCTCCCTTGTGATCAAACGAGCCGGTGGTTACTCCAAGGGCTGATCCGATTGAATTCTTTGATTGATGCACATTAAGCAAATAAGAATACTCAAGACAAGCTTCTTCATAGTTGGCATAAACATTAGCTGCCTTTAATTCAATATCTAAGATATCGCCGCCAAGCTTTTTATAGGTATAAGCGACTTGGGCAGCGGCGCCTGATAGAAAATCGGTTGAGCCTGCATACACCCCAATAGGACAAGACGCTGAGACATCGGCCTCGGTTCCTGTGCTGGGTAAGACTATTGCGCTAGCTGATGAAGCCGGTGTGAGATCGGGATACGACATTCATTGATTCCTCCATTCTCAATTAAATAGTCTTGAGATTGTTATGCGGATTGTTTTTCAATGGCTGTAACGATTTGACGCTTGGTATTCTTTCTTGTTACGTTGCAGTTCATTGCTACTGCCATTTTTAAAAGCTCAGCTTTCCGCATCTTCATAAGGTTAGTGTTTGTTATGTTGGTGTTGAGTGTGGGCTCTTCGTTTGAAGAATTATTGATTATGTCCTCAATCATGTTGGAGACTTTCTCAACTAGTTCTTCCGCAGGTTTCCACTCGACACCGAGGGCTGCCGCTTGTAGTTTTGTTAGCTTTCGCTCGGACATTACTTTTCACCTTTAGGTGCAGCTTTGCGCTTTGGAGCGGCTTTTTTGGGTGCAGCCTTTTTGGGTGCAGCTTTTGCTTTTGGTGCGGGAGCAGGGGCTGCTGCTTTTTTGGCTGCTTCCTCTGCTGCTAGGCGACGACGCTTGGCCATCATTCTTCTTCTTCCAGACATAATAATCTCCTGTTTTACTTAATAAATAGTGTCAAGACAATAAAAAAGCCCCCTTCGAAGAGGGGGCCGTGTTTGGTATATCTTAACTTATTAAACATCGTCGGGGGTCATAAACCCTTCAACTCTAATTAAAAACTTTCCGGCTGTCATTGCAGTTGATGTTCCCATGGTGGTACCACCAGCAAAACTGGTAATCTCAAGATCGGCAGACAATGCTGCTCCAGCGGCGCTTACACCATTGACCAACACAATAGTTGTGTTTCCTTCAACCCCAGCATCAACTTGATTAATAGCGACTGTTTTATCCGTAACAGAGCCCGAAAACTTTGCGTGATTGTGAATAGCCGCACCAATGGATGTTGCCATTTCTGCTAGAGATGGTGTTCCACCATAACCGATTGTCCCACTAGATGACGCTGTTTTATCAGTTCCAGACTGGAAAATGTGCTCAACAACAGTGCCACTTTGTGACTTTACAACTATTCTAGAAACGCCTGAGTCTAGTTGACTAGTTGCAAACGTATCTTGGACTTTGATTTGCCCAGCAGCGGCGCCAACAGCGGTTCCTTGAGCAGTACCGCCGGCAATATAAACATATCCATTTGCCAGTTCGCCGCCCTCGGTAGCTGCCAATGTACCAGAACTAACGCTTGAAACTTCATTAAGTCCTTGTTTTTCGCCAATGTCATTCATGCCTGACCCTATGGTCTTGAGTCCACCGGGAGCGAGGGCAATTTTACCAGTAGCATCGCCTACTAATAGCTTGTACGCATTGTTGCCTGTTAAAACGCCATCACTAGGTATTTCAAGACAAACTACCTCCATGTTCACAACTGTTCCAAAAACAGCAGGATCAAGCTTTGCTAAGTAAGACAATTCTGCTGTCCCTGACTCATCAAGGGTACCAACAGGCAAATTTGTACCAACACCTCCAGTTTTCACTGTGGTCTTGTTTGTCCCAAGATCAACAACGATATCGGTAATTACTTGAGAACCCATACGATGCTGAGAGGCTGATACAATTGCCTTTCTCATGTTTGTAGCTGCTCCGATAGTACCAATAACATTAATACCTTGCTTTTCGACATTAAAAAGTCGCTTTCTAGCTAATTTTTTCATTCCCATGTTGTTGTCCTCCTACGCCAAGTCATCAGGGGCTACGAACCCATGAAGGTAAATAAGAAACTTGCCACTCTCCATTGCGCCACTTGAACTACCGGCTCCATCGGCAATGTAAAGATATTTTGTTGATATTGTACTAAAATCATCAATATCTGCTGATGCATCGTCGCCTTTTACAGTCAACGTTGCTGGGCCATTGACACCGGAAACGGAGGCGCCTTGGACTTTGGTACCAGCATCGATTATTAAATCCAAATCAGCAGTGCCGCCATCCGCAGAAGGAGCCTCAACACAAACCATGCGAATCTCAGTGATAATACCATACTTTGCTTCGGTAAGCTGCGTTATAAATGCATAGTTAGTGCTAGCGGCTGTTTCGCCGATTGCTTGCCCAGCACCACCACCACGAACCATGGCTCCGGAGGCTGGTGCGAGATCTAGATAAATCTCTGTTATAATTTCTTGGCCTTGGCGATGTTGTGTGGCACTACCAACGGCATCTTTGATGCCAGAGCCTGATTCGAGATCGACAGAAATACCTGCCTTCTCTACGTTATAAAGTCGTTTCCGACTTACTCTTCTACTTCCCATAATTTATACTCCTATTTTAATGTTAAATTATAGACTCGAGTTGTGGTATCGTATCTACCAGCCCCATATTCCGGTAGAAACAATGAGCAGGGGCCTCGCTCAGAGGAGACCACAACTCGAATCATATATAAATAGTTCTCAAAATAAAGAAATCCCCCAATCCGAAGAAAGGGGGATCCTTTTAGATTACTGACTAATCAATGATTAGAGAGAATACTCTTCACCAGCAAGACCTCGAACGATAACAAGACCGTACATATCAGGACGGACCATCTTCTTAGCGTAACGGGTCATGACCCCTTTACGAGGAACGAAGTCCTCAACGCCGAAGATCGTAGGTGTGGTTTGTAGAGGCACATAAGGTGCATATACATAGCCGCTTTCAAGGAAAGAGTTACCACGACGTCCTACAAGAATAATATTGCGTGGGAAGTAAGGATCAACGATAACGTCGAACTTACGATTCAAAGCGCCAGCTTTGACAGCACCAATGTCGCCTTTGTCAGCATCAGCAGTAACATTCGCACGGAAACCAGAGGTAAACTCAAGAATGTTAGCAACTTCAGGAGAACAAACTACGAAGTTAGCACCACCACGAAGTGTCTTCAAGTGGATTTGAGCAGAAACATCATTGATGGTTTCAATAAGAGTTTCGTACCACTCACTAACTGTTCCAGTGAAATCAGGAGCAGCAGATTGAGCACCCAATTCAGCACCAGTAGCACGGTTTACAAACAAACCGGGAGAACGAGACCAGTAGTAAACAGCAGCAGTTGCACCGTTCACAAGATCAGCCAAGATTTCTCGATCAATTTCAAGAGCAATTTGCTCAGAAAGGATAGAGGTCAACTCAACTTCAGCATCCAAGTTGTGGTATGCGTTAAGATCTTGACCAAGCTCTGGAGACCACTTAGCCTTCAGTTTCTTGGTTTGAGCGGTGATAGCAATACTATCTACCTTGATATCGATCTCGGGGATTTCTTCGTTCATTTCCATTGGCAAAGTAAAGCTATCAAGTGCGCCTGCTCCGCCTGCACCGCCGTCAGCGGCTGTATCTTTAAGAGGAATCTCGAATGCAAGATTCGCATTTAAAGTTGGAGCGCTGGACATGAGCGTGTTTAATACAGAATAGAAAACTTCCATTGTTCCATCGCCGGGCAAGTGCGTAAGCCGGCGTACCTGCTTAATATTGTCAGCGGTTAGACTGGTGGAGCCGTTGGTGGCGGCCTCAAGAGCGACGCCATCGGCGTGAAATGCCGCAAGATTATCAAAATCTGCATTGGCAGTGTTAAGAGCAGCAACAGCGGTTGCATCCAAAGTCAATCGGAGCACGTTAAGTTGAGAAGTAGCATCAATTTCAGACAAAAGATCCGGGTCAAATCTCAAAGCTTTTTTGTCAGCCTCAGAAATATCAGCAGTAGTTAATTTAATGAGATCAACAGTGATATTTGAATTGCTAGCATTGGCGGATCCAGTTGGGCTTGCATATGCATAACCAACAGATTGACGTGGACCACCGACGGTCTCTTTATAAGTAGAGCCTACGAGATTAACGCCACCGGTTACTTCAGAACCGACAACATCGCCACCGTAGATGGAATCTCCAGCAGCTTTAGAACTAACGTTACCATGTTGGTTACCGAAACGAGTGGCGCCGGCGCGGTCAACACCTTTGAGTTCGTCACCATAGACAAAGTCAAGGAAGAAGATGAGGCCGGATGGCAAGCTCATTGGTTGAACGCTAACCAATTCATTAGCGATAAGTCCGGCGAATACTCGACGAACAATAGGGAAAGCAACAGCGGCAAAACCTTGCACGTCGTTTTGTCCCATAGATGAAGCTTCTCGGAGAAGCTCTTTGGCTTGATTTTCAAGCAGACGAGACATGGTGTGTTTCATTTGCTCAGTTTCAAGACCTTCAAGAAGACCAGTTGCGGACCATTTGTTAAGAAGAGCAGCGCCTTCTTTTTTCATGTCACGGTTCACAATGCCTTCAGTCAATTTTTCAATAATAGACATATTTAAAACCTCCTTAAATGTTATTTAATGCCTGCAAGTTTCCTCATTCTTTCTGAGAATGT